GAGACCCCCTTGGACAGGCTTGGGAAGTTCGGGCAGTACAGGGAAAGCGATGCGTCCTATGCCATCCGCTATTCCGATACCCTGCAAGACCTGTTCGGAAATGACGGGGAGCTGTTGGATGTGGCCCGCATATTGGAACGTCTCGTTGACGAGAACCCCATGGCACTGAGGGAGATTTTCGAGAACCCCATGTACGACGATGTGACAGCCCTAAACTTCGTGTACGAGCAAGGGTCGCCCAATATGACTTCTTTCCAGAACTACACGATCAGGGGTCAGGAGTACAAGGGCCGTAGGCAGCAGGTAATTGATTTTTGGAAACTGATGGAAGAGAAGTATCTTGAATGAGATCGTACACCTTCGACTTCGAGACCACGACAGACCCCGAAGATTGCAGGGTATGGGCTTACGGAATCTACTCCATAGACGATGACAGGTACATTACAGATGGGAACAGCATAGAAGGGTTCATAGAATGGCTGGAATGTGCGGCGAACTGCAAGGGGTACTTTCACAATCTCGGGTTCGATGGTGTGTTCATAATAGACCATCTGCTCAAGAGCGGGTGGCTTTGGGTGGACTCGAAGAAGAAGGCAACGGACAGGACGTTCACAACACTGATAAGCGACATGAACCAGGTTTACCAGATAACCCTGTACTTTACCAAGACGCGCTACGTGACTATTCAAGATTCCCTGAAAATTATACCGTTGTCGGTAGAAGCAATGGCAAAAGCCTATGGTTTGGAAATCAGGAAGGGAAGCATAGATTACGATGAGTACCGAGAGCCAGGCCACGAGATCACCGACGATGAGAGGGCCTACCTGGTTAATGATGTTGCCATCGTCGCCAAGTCTCTGCGGACGTTCTTCGAGCAGAAGCTTACCAAGATGACGGCTGGAAGCAATGCACTCTTCGATTACAAGAGAAGATTGGGCGGGCACAGGAAGTTCAGAAACGTCTTTCCCCTGCTGTCGGAGGAAGAGGATGCGTTCATCCGCAAGGCCTATCGGGGAGGGTTCACCTACGTGAACCCCAAGTTCCAGGGCAGGGACGTGGGAGAGGGAATAGTGTTCGACGTGAACAGCCTGTACCCCTCCGTAATGGCGGCTTGTGACGGGCAGTTCCTGCCTTATGGAAAACCTGTATGGTTCGACGGTGTTCCGCAGCCGACGGAACGGCACCCGCTGTGGATAGCCTGTGTGCTTTGCAGCTTCAAGGGAAGGAAGGAGCATATTCCATGTTTGCAGTTGAAGGGAAACATGATGTTCAAGCAGACGGAGTACGTGGAGGACTCTCAAGGGCGTGTGTGCATCACTGTCACCAATGTCGATTGGGAACTCATGAACAAGCAGTACCATGTCTGGGATGTGGAGTTCATCGGAGGGTACATGTTCCACGCATCACCCCATATGTTCCAGGATTACGTATGCAAGTGGGTGGATATAAAGAACCAGGCGACTATATCGGGGAATGGTGGGCTTCGTTCATTGGCGAAACTGATGCTGAACAGCTTGTACGGCAAATTTGCAACACGGACTACGGTAAAATCGCGCAAACCTGTGTTGGTTGATGGTGTAGTCCATTACGTGGATTTGGAGCCTGAGCAGAGGGACGGCGTGTACCTTCCATGCGGTGTGTTCATAACGTCATACGCCAGGTACAAGACCATAACTTCAGCGCAGTCAGTTTACGACCGTTTCATTTACGCTGACACCGACTCTTTGCACTTGGTAGGTACGGAAATTCCCGATTGCCTTGACGTAGACCCTGTGCGTCTTGGGGCGTGGAAGCACGAATCGACTTTTGACCATGGAAAGTTCTTGAGGGCGAAGACCTACGTGGAGCACGAGGTGGGAGCCGACGAGCTGACTGTGCGCGTGGCGGGGCTTCCCTCCCGATGCCACGAGAACGTCACGTTGGAGAACTTCGAGTTCGGCACTGTGTACGGGGGTAACCTTACGGCGAGAAAGGTACCAGGCGGTGTAGTCCTGTACGAGGGAACTAAGGAGATAAGGAGGTAAAATGAATGAAGCGAACTGCATAACTGCGGCGATAGCAGTATGCGTTATGACGCTTATAGTTGCATCGCAGTGTTTCACCGAGATGGCATTTTAGAGAAAGGAAGAGCAATGTCAGAGCCTACAAGTTACATTGTGGAGATAGACGAGATGGGCAATCCGTCGATAAAGTACGCGGACGGAACGCCCTATTCTGTCAATATATCCGATTACAGCGCTGAAGTTTTGAAACAGCTTATCCCCAGGAAGTTGAATTACACTGTCGTCAATCAAATAGACGGTCTATATATAGCTGCGACGAAAGGTTCAGAGAAGTTCCAGCTACCGTATTCGCCCGATGAGTTGATGGAGACAATCGAGGAAAGGGAGTCCATTAATTATATCTTGGATATCGTTTCCGCTGATCTGGTTAAGAATAGTGAACTCAATTCGTTCTTTGAGACCATATATGCAGAAATAGATGCTGTGTATGGTGATGGGAATAAAAAAATTAAGAACATCATAACCGAATTTTGCAATCCGCATCGAGTAACGGCAGAAGCTACTTTCGAGGAAGGCGATGTATATATTAACTGTGGCGTAACGGTGAAGATAGGCGAACTTGAGTTCGGGCCGTTCCTCTTCCTCCATGAGAAAATTCAAGGAGGTGGAAGCGATGCCGCGCAAGATGAAAATGTGGGTTTACCCGAAACCGACTAGCTTATCCCCTTGCTCCAAGCCATATTGCATCGAAGCTGAGCCTTTCCTGCGAGAGTTGGAGACTGTCGATTCCCAGGAGGAATACGAGACTGTGCGCGATCTCAACTACGGCTCCGTGGAAGCCACGGTGAGGGAGAAGGCGCACGACAACGGCTGGCACGATTGCTATGTTATAGCGGACTACTTCTTCCCGTATATTCTTGCACCTATTATATACCATTGCAGACGCGATCACGGTGTGGTAAACTGTGAAGTCGTAGCCAGTTAGAAAGGAGCGCCCATGGCCTATGTGTGGGTTGACGAGCCTGAGGAAGGAGCGGACGTGCGCGACGTTGTGGCGCGCGAGGATTACGATCAGATCGTGACCGAGCGCGACGGCCTGGTCGAGCAGCGCGACACTCTCATCACTAGGGCGGAAACTGCCGAGCAGGGGTGGCGCGATGCGCGCAACAAATACGCCGATGCATTTATCACCTCTCCGCAGAGGATGAAGGAAGACCAGAACAGGGACGTGAGCGAGGATGGCCGAGCGTCAACGTTCGCGGAACTGTTCCGAACGAAAGGGGACTACGGTGCCTACTAAGCCGACAAGCGAGGTCATCAACGCCGCCAAGGTGAAGCTCGACCCGCGAGAAGTTCTGGAAGTGGTAATCAACGAGACTCCCGCATTGCGGGACGATCTGCTCAAGGCTGAGCTGGTCGAGGAAGTAGAGGATTAAACATGGCAAATCGGATTTCCGTGCCGGACAATACCGAAGCGCTACATGCCATCGGCGAGTACGTCATGCAGTACGAAGCGATGCAGAATGCGTATCTCACCGCTCTGGTGAACCGTATCGGCATGACTATCATCACCTCGAAGATGTGGGACAACCCATGGTCTGTGTTCAAGAAGGGCCGCTTGGAGTTCGGCGAGACGGTTGATGAGATTTTCGTCAACCTTGCCAAGCCGCACTCGTTCGACCCTGCGACTGCCGAGAAGGAGGTCTACAAGCGGGAGATTCCAGACGTTCGAGCGGCCTTCCACAGCATGGACTTCCAGAAGTTCTACAAGGTGACTATCTCCAATGACCAGTTGCGCCAGTCGTTCCTCTCCTGGAACGGCATCACCGACCTTATCGCAAAGATCGTTGACTCCCTCTACACGGGAATGCGCTACGACGAGTACGTTACCATGAAGTACATGATCTGCCGCGAGATGCTCAACGGAGGGTTCTACAACGAGGAAACCGCGGCTCTCACCAAGGCCACGGCTTCGGACGTTATGACCGTTGTTCGTGGGCTTGTCGGCCAGCTTGACTTCATGTCGCCGAAGTACAACCGCTCAGGCGTGATGACGCACACCCCTCGCGAGGACTTGTACGTCATCATCAGTGCTGCGAATCGCGCGCTCATCGACGTTGACGTGCTGGCGGTCGCCTTCAACATGGACAAGACGGACTTTCTCGGCCACCTCATCGAGGTCGATTCCTTCGATGAGCACGACGAGGCGCGCTTGATGGAACTCTTCGGGGGCGATGAGAACTTCGAGCTGTTCACCGATGAGGAGAAGACAGTCCTGGCAGCTGTCATCGCCGCCATGGTGGACAAGGACTGGTGGATGGTGTTCGATGTGTTCGACACGTTCACGCAGAACTACAACGGCCAGGGGCTGTACTGGCAGTATTTCTACCATGTGTGGCGCATCTTCTCAGCATCACCGTTCGCCAACGCGATCTGCGTTTCCAGCAACACGAGCACCGTCACCGATGTCGCCGTGACCCCTCCGGAAGCCAACGTCACCCAGGGCGCGAACTTGCAGATGACCGCCGCAGTCACTGGAACTGGTATGTACGACAAGCAGATCACCTGGTCTGCTACTGGTCGGACATCCACGGCAACGCATATCGACGCAATGAGCGGCGTTCTGCACGTCGGAAAGGACGAGACGGTGGGTTCAGAGATCACCGTAACGGCCACTGCAGTCAACGGCACTAAGGGTACGGCCAAGATCACCGTGGTTCAGGGCTAAACCTATATATCAATAACCGTTTAGAGGGCCGTCGATGAGCGGCCCTCTTCTCTATGGAGGAGAAAATGGCAGATTTTCAACCGAGTGGAATCTTCCGAATGGGTTATGTTCCGTTCGACAATTCCTACAAGCACACTCGCTGGTTCGAGTCAAAGAGTGCGCAGAACGACTACTTCTCAAGCTGTATGCTGTCGCAGTACACGGAGAGCGATTACACTTACATTAGGCATAACAACTCAGTTAAAGTTCAGGTAAACCGAGAGAAGGTATGCAACGTCAATTACTGTATGTTCCAAAACCGCAACTATGGGAGCAAGTGGTTCTATGCCTTCGTAGTGGGAATCAATTACATTAATGAGAACGTTACTGAAATCGTCATGGAGCTTGACGTTATGCAGACGTGGATGTTCGACTGGACGCGCACGGAGTGCTTCGTTGAAAGGGAGCACGTTTCCGACGATACCATAGGCGCTCATACCAACCCCGAGCCAGATATGCCGCTGAGGTACTACACGATGAGCCGCAATGCCGTTGACTTCGGGCCCATGGCCATTATCGTCCAAAGGTCAGCGGAGGATGTTAAGATCGAGGGGTCGTGGCTGTTCCCCAACGACCCGACGAGCAAGGGAGTCAACGGTGGAATATACTGCGGTGTGTACAATGGTTGTCAGTATTGGGCGGCTGATCTTTTGTCCGAAGAAGTGACCAACGCTGTTTCCAGGTTTCTTGCTCGAATGCAGGAAGCTGGGGCTGGCGATGCGATAGCCAATGTATACATGGTGCCCAAAATGTTTATTCGCGGCGGTGGGATAACCAATACAGGGCAAGCGCTTAACAATCAGTCGTCCCCGACACCTGGCGGCGGAGGAGTCGGAGTTTCAAGGCCGTCTACTTTGAACGGTTATACACCCAAGAACAACAAGATGTTCTGCTATCCCTATTGTTTTTGCCGATTGAGTGATAACAACGGGGCTTCTTCCGATCTCCTGTTTGAAATGTTCGGGAGTGGAGGACACGGTATAAGTTACGACGGCTCAATGGAGCCTAGCGGGGAAGTGTTCGTTTATCCTGAGAATTACCAGGGAATAGCGCATAACTACAACGCTGGAATCAACTTCTCGTGCGCGGTTCAGTGCTCATGGCCGTTCAGCTCGTACAAGAACTGGGCCAGCCAGAACACCCTGTCCAATGCGCTTACCTTCGGAATCAACGCGGCCATGATGGTGCTCCCCGCAGCAAAGGGAGTGGGAACTGCGGCCAAATCTCTGGGCGCTGGCGCACGTTGGCTTGCGAAGAGAGGAGGACAGGCCAACGCCGACAAGGTGGCGGCTGCAACTGCCCGCACTGCGGCTAGAAGGGGAGTTTCCGCAGCATCTGAGGGTGTGGGAGGGCTTTCCATGGCAGCAGGTGCCTACGGTATGTCCAACCAGGTGGGCGAATGGGACAGGATGATGAGACAGCCCGATACCGTGCGGGGAAGCGCCAGCGGCAACGGAATCTACAGCACGGGCAAGATGGGCTTTAATGTGGACGTGGTGACCGTAACCTACGAGTACGCGCAAATAGCCGATGAGTTCATGTCGATGTACGGTTACCAAGTCGACCTGGTCAAGGTGCCCAACTTCCACTCCCGCTCAACCTGGAACTACGTCAAGACCTCGAACGCGTGCATGAGGGGTTCGGTTCCGTCGGAGGATATGGCCGCTATCAACTCCATCCTTGACAGCGGAATCACGTTCTGGCATACTGGGGCCGTCGGGAACTATTCGGCGAGCAACAGTATCATCTAGGAGGTACGATGTACACAGGTTTCTATATGCCTGACGGCGGGGTACCTCCCGAGTCCGTCATCAACAACAAGAACGTTCATCAGGACGTAGAGCGGGACTGGATGAACAACGCTTCGTACCAGATGTACCTGTACCGATTGATGGACTATGCTATCTCAGTCTTCGAGTGGCACGACCTGCCCGAGGGCGTGGACGAGCGAATGATGGAGTACTGGCTTCTTCAAAACGGCATGGTGGTGTTCTTCAAGGACGATATGCTAGCGGGAACCTCCGTTTCCGAAGAGGGGTACGCAGTGCTGCCAACGATGATTAACGGGGAATGGAACATATACAACTACCCCGTAGACCGCAGGGCCTATGCCACTGATGGCTACAACAAGGAGCTTACGGACGAGGACAGCGTTCTGATCTTCAACGACTACCTGCGAGTCCCAATGATGCCGTCTCTCATGCTCTATGCAAAGCGGCTGGCCGAACTCGACCGTACAATCGATATCAACGTCATCAACCAGAAGGCACCTAAGATTCTTCGCGGAAACGAGCAGAACAAGCTGACGGCGCTGAACATGATGAAGCAGATCGAGGAAAACCGTCTGTGGCTGTGGACGTACAAGGATTCCCAGAACTTCGATATGGAAGTGCTGGACTTGACCGTTCCGTTCGTCGCCAAGGACTTGCAGGCCGTCAAGCACCAGATTTGGAATGAAGCTCTCACCTATATCGGAGTTGAGAACGTCAACACAGAGAAGAAGGAGCGTCTCATCTCCGACGAGGTGATGTCAAATATGGGCGACGTGGAGGTTTCCCGCTTCACTCGCCTTAACGCGCGCGAACAGGCGTGTGACAAAATCAACGATCTGTTCGGGCTTGACGTTTCCGTCACGTTCCGCAGCGGTACTTACGTCAAGGCAGAGGGTTACGGCTCACAGCCCATTGCTGTCCAAGGCATGCAGAGCGGACAGGCTGGCAACGAGGGAGCTGGTTACCCTGAAGGTGACGAGGGCGGCGTGGTCGCCAAGATCAGGAAGGTTCTGGGGATTTAGATGAGCGAGTTCACCACACAGCTTCGCTGGCCCGTGGAGCAACTTCTGAAAGATCAGAAACTTCCGCCCACGGAGTCCAACTGGCCTAAAATCTACAATCGTTTAGGACTGGACGATTACCCTATCTTCGATGAGGGCCATCGCGAGGTTCTGAACAACAAGATCATCCGCCACTACTTCATGCGCGAGATAGGGCTTGAGACGCTGGAGCTGTTCCGCTACTTCATGCGAATGAAGATGTGGGAGATCATGCCCTATTACAATCAGCTGTACAAGTCCGAGTTGATTGAGTTCGACCCTCTGTCCACGCGCGATATGAAGTACGATGAGAAGTGGACGGTGGACAACACCGACGATTGGACGGTGGACAACACCCGAGATCAAACGGACGATTGGACGCGTAAAGAGAATGGCACTCTGAACAGCAATACAACTACCGATGATCGAGAAGTATTCCAGGATACACCGATGAGTATGTTGGACAGCCCTGGAAGCAACCCTGTATCCAACTTGGAGTATGCGACTACTGTAACCTACGATCATGGGACTACTGGCACAGACCAGACTACTTCATCAACAGGAAGCGGCAAGAACACCGCCGACGAGAAGAAGAAGGAGACTGGCGACCGAGACAAGAACGAGGACGGCACTCGCGAGAAGCACGACTACGGCTACGACATTCCTGGAGCTGATATGCTCCAAAAGTACCGCGAGACGTTCTTGAATATCGATATGATGATAATCCGTGAACTTGCCGACCTGTTCATGGGTATCGGTTAGGAGGTGAGAATGTCCATTCCGCTTTTACAGAGGTACAGCCCTCTGCGCGTATTCTGCCAGACGGTACTTCCCGCGGTATATGATGATTCCCTGTCTTACTACGAGGTGCTTTGCAAAGTAGTGGCCCGACTCAACGAGGAGACGGAAATCTGGAACACCCTTTTGGAGAGAATCAATCTCAATACGGAGGAAATCAACAAACTTAAGGAATTGTTCCAGGACTTCGTTGAATCGGGGTTCGATGACTACTACAAAGACCAAGTAGAGCAATGGATTACCGATAACCTGGAATATGTGTTCACTCATTTGGTGAAACAGGTGTTCTTCGGTTTGAACCAGGAAGGGTACTTCGTCGCTTACATTCCACAGTCGTGGGACGATATTATCTTCGATACTGGGTGGAACTTCGGTGAGGACACCTACGGCCGTTTGATCTTGCGTTGGGACGTTGACTCCGTGTATACTTCGAACCAGGCTCCCGAGACGGTTTCCGAGAAGCCGCACGGAAGCCCGATTCAGACAGCGAACCTTCGTCCAGTTGTCGAAGGAGGTGAATAGGAGTGAACGAGATTGTTCAGGCAATTAGCACTGTGGGTTTTCCTATCGTCGCCTGTGGTGCTATGTTCTATTTCTATGACCGCACTATCAAAGACCTTACAATTACTCTCACTAAGGTTGACGCTACTCTCGATGGAATTGCCAAGAGACTAGACCATATCGAGGAATTCGAGAAGAAGCAATCCGAATAGAAAGGAACAGTAATGGCAGACAACCAGACCCCTCCCGCAGCTACCGACTACAGCGGAGTGCGCGAGTATGTCGGCGCGCGCTACGTACCCGTATTCGCTAACCCTCCAGAGTGGAACGACACGCGCGGATACGAGCCGCTCACCATCGTCCTGCACGAGGGCAATTCGTTCACGTCCACGCAGTACGTGCCGAGTGGCGTTGATATCAAGAACACCGAGTACTGGGTGGAGACAGGAAACTGGAATGCCCAGATCGAAGCGTACCGCCAGGAGGTTCTTCGCTTCGACGGGCGTATCACGCAGAACGCCGACGGCATTAAGGCGAATATGACGGCCATCGCAGACGAGGCCACTGCCCGTGCAAGTGCGGACACTGCTCTGCAACAGCTCATCGAGAGTGAGGAGACGGAGCGCAAGGCGGCGGACGCGGAGCTTCGTCAAAATTTGAACGCTGCAATCGCCGATGTGAATAAGCGGAACATTCTCTCCCTGTACAAGGGTAAAAACTGCGTATGGGTTGGAGATTCGTTCACTACTGGCGTAGGTGCAGACCCTAGAACCAAGCGCGTCTCAACGGTATTCTGCAATGCCATGGGCATGACCGAGTTCAATTACGGCGTTGGTGCAACGGGATGGATTTGGGGAACCACTTCCAATACCCCCTACATCACCCAGGTGCAGAATGCCTACGACGCTATGACTCAGGAACAGCGCGAGAATACGGCGATGGTTGTACTTCCTGGTACTTCAACCGACGTATCCCATGGGTCTGTCTCGAAGCAAATCGGCGCTGCCGCGACCCTCTGCGCTAAAAAGGCCAGCGACTTGTTCCCTAATGCTGTCATCTATGTTATCCCGATGATCTGGGATAAAGCGCTATTCACATATAATGCCTATGATGCTATTGTAGAGATTTGCGACCAGATCAACAAGGCTGCTATTCCACGAGTAAAAATGGACGAGGACAGCTATACGTGGCTGCTTGGCCGATATGAGTTCTACACCAGCGACAATGTGCATCCTAACAATACTGGTTATGCTGTATGGGCCGCTAAAATGATTAGTTCTATCCTCGGTAGTGCTAATACTGCTGGATACATCAACTCGTTTACAAGCAGCTTTGGCAAATGGGATAAGAAAACGTACTATTTGAAAAACGGCTTCGTGTTCCTGCCTGGATATAAAATTACAAATGTGAGCGATGCAGGTGGAGATGTGAATATCGGAACTCTTCCGAATAATATCCGCCCAGCATACAATCAAACAACTGTCCTCAGCTCTGGTGGTGAAGCCGTTGGGTATGTCACCTACCAAGCTGATGGCGTTATCCTAATGACACACAGTGCGCGTGATTCTACCACCCGTAGCTATTTCAACATCGGGCCTGCTTTTTGGCCTATCTACGGTGTCCGTTAGGAGTACCATGGCAACCATGCGAGGAATCGACGTATCCTCCCACCAGGGAAAGATCAACCCGACGAAGCTCCCCCAGGTGGAGTTCTGCATCACCAAGGCCACTGAGGGGCGAACCTATGTGAACCCCGAGTGCGACCGAGTGGTGCAGCTGTGCCGCAAGGCCGGTCTCCCCTGGGGGTTCTACCACTACGCGCGGAGCAACGACGCGGTTTCGGAGGCGGACTTCTTCGTCTCCACCTGCTGGAACTACTTCGGCGAGGGCATCCCCGCGCTGGACTGGGAGGAAGATCAGGGCGTCGAGTGGGTGAACAAGTTCCTGCAGCGGGTCTACGACAAGACGCGCGTATGGTGCTGGGTCTACGGAAATGCCTGGAGATTCGACCAGGGGAAGATTAACAAGGAGTGCGACCGATGGGTGGCGCGCTACCCTGTAAAGATCACCAACTTGAACGCAGACCTATCCAAGTGGACTAACAAGGTTGACGGGCTGCTCTGCTGCTGGCAGTTCTCCGAGTCCATCAAATTGAAGGGGTATTCAGGAGTTGTCGATGGTAACATCTTTTATGGTAGCCCCGACCAGTGGAAGGCCTATGCGAGAGGTGACCGGGGAGAACAGGATACCACACAGCCGCTTCCAACTATCACCGTGGAAGATGACAAGTACAGGGTTGACATAACACCAAAGCAGTAGTAAGATAGCCGCGAGCGCAGCGCACAATGCTTGACTGTTCTCGCGGCTAGCCGAGTCACAGATGGAAGATTCTGCGGAAGCCCTTGGTCGTGACTGATTGTGAACTTGGCGTCGTGTGGCGGCTCGCATTTGCCCGTGGTGTTGCATTCGCTCCACCGCGGGCGTTCTCTATGAAAGGAGGAAGGATGGTTAGATCAGAGGACTATTGGGACATTATGCGTCCTCTGTCGTACAACTGCCTTTACAACTTCTTCATCGGGCCACGAGGGACGGGCAAGACATATGGGTCACTGAAATACTGCATAGAGCAGTACCTTAAATGGAAGACAAAGGGAATTCCTTGGGAGTTCGTCTATGTGCGTCGCCGTGAAGAGGAGTTGAAAAAGATCACTAAGCAGAAACACGGGCGAATCTTCCAAGCAGTTCAGCGCGAGTTTCCAGAACACACACTCTCGGCGGAAAGCAATACTCTCTACTGCGATGGCGATGTTATGGGATATGCAGTGCAGCTGTCGTGTGCAGACCAGGCTCTTAAAGGTGACTCGTTCCCTAATGTTAGGGTCATCATCTTCGATGAGTTCATCACAGCGAAGAAAGGCAACGGAGGGTATCTTCCGGACGAAGTGCGTATCTTCAACGATCTATACGAGTCTATAGCTCGCCCTGGAACAGACCATCCACGAGTGATCGTGCTGTTCTTGTCTAATGCTGTATCCATTACTAATCCCTACTTTGATTACTACCACCTAGATAAACCATACAACGGAGACATACAAAGGTTTGGAAAGAACAAGAATATCTTGGTGCAAAATGTAGTGTGTGAAATGGTACGCCAAGCTAAACTAGCTACAGAATTTTACCAGTTGAACGCTGATAGCGAATACCTTGATTATGCTGTCAACAATGAATGGCTGTTAGATAACGAGGACTTTATTGAAAAGAAAACCCAACGCTCACAATATAGGCTTACACTGCACTACAAGGGAACGGATATTGGTGTTTGGGTTGACCCGGTACAATGGAGGTACTATATCAGCCTTAACGTTGATCCAACTTGTAGTGCTTACTATTCAGTTACTACAGATGACCATAAACCAAACGTCATGCTCTTTAAGGCTGCTAAACAGCTCCCATGGCTGAAGCATTTAAGGGAGGCATATGAGTGTGGAGCTGTGTACTATGAGAGCATGAAGTTGAAGAACTGGTTCAGGGATATAATGAGGATGTGTGGTTAATTATGCAAGTTGAATGTTATAAACGGAATTATCGGAGTTCAGTGTGTACGATAAAATGCCGATTTTATCATGAATGCACACGTGAGTATGGAAAGGCGATGGTAAGGTTTGCTAAAGAACGACAACGACAGGGCCATAGTGTTTGTGTTTCTTGTATACGGGATGATTATT